ATGTTTTTGAAATGCTAATATATAACAAACATCAAATATATATGATTCTTCTCCACCTGATTCAATATCTAAATCCAATATATATTTAACACAAAATTCTGGAGTGAGTTTTTGTGTTGCTAATAGTATTTTTTCATCAAGATGTTCAATATTTTCTTCAAGAATCTCAATTGAATATTTATATTTATTTTTTAGTAAATCAGTATTCGTTACCTTCATTGTTAATTTAATAACTTATTATTAAATTAATTTATTTCAATTTTATTATAAATACTTAATTTAATATGAGCAACTTTATACATTTTGGATGTTGGAATAATCTTAATAAAGGTTGTCTTAAAAATGTAATGACAAGATTAAACGAAAGACTAGATAGCTTACCAATAATAGATTTTTTGAGTGTTGCCGGTGATAATTATTATACAATTAAAGAATTCGATGATGGTGAAAAAAAGAAAATTATAATTCCAGAAAAACTGAATTTAGGATTTGAATATTTACCCAAAGATGTGGATATATATATGATATTAGGTAACCACGATTTGGAAACAAATACAGGAGAGAATAATTTATTTATTGATAATTTAGAAAATCCTGTTTCAGAAAATGATTGTAAAGTAATTGAATATGAAAACATAGCTATTGGAGACAATAGAAAGATTGACTATAAATTATCACATGAAAAAATGTTACAAAATGGAACTTTGGTATTAATGATTGATACAAGTATGTATGAGTCTGCAGCAGAATTATTTTTACCTTGTTATAAAGCTTTTTTACACGATGAGTCTATTACTATTGAAAAACTACAAACACAACAACTAGAATTCATTAAAGAAACTTTAGAAAATTATGATGGTGAAATTAAAAATTTAATAATCATTGGACATCATCCGATAATAGGATTAAAATTAAAAAAAAGTAAAAATAAAACTGTTGAAGACATTATTATTTTTGATGATGTATTAAAAGAAATATACGAGTCATTGAAAGATAGTGTAAATTACTTTTATTTATCTGCGGATATACATTTATACCAATCAGGTAGTATTTCGCTCAAAATAAATGAAGAATCAAATATGAAAATTCAGCAATATATTGTTGGAACAGGTGGAACAAATTTAGATAAATGTCCTCTTGATAACGAAATTGAAATTGAAATTGAAAATGAACGATTAACATATATAATGAGAGAATGTAAAGAAATATGTGGTTTTTTAGAATGTAATACAAATAATGATATACCAGAATTTATTTTCTATGAAGTAGCCTTTGAAGGAGGGAAAAAAATAAAAAAGAATAAAAAAACAAAAAATAAAAAGAGAATAAACAATAAATCAATGAAACGAAAATATAAATAAGTAATAATTAGTTAAAAAGTAACTAATTATTAATATATTAATGTCACTAACAATTCATAAAGATATAACTGATAAATTAGATAATTTTATAGAACATAAAAAAATTCCCAATATTATATTTCATGGAACTTCTGGTTGTGGTAAAAAAACTATATTGTTCAACTTCTTAAAAAAAATTTATAGGAATGACAAACTTATGATTAAAAATTATATAATGACTGTTAATTGTGCTCATGGAAAAGGTATTAAATTTATTAGAGAAGAATTAAAATTTTTTGCCAGAACAAATATTAATTTACAAGAAGGTTCTATTTTTAAGAGTATTATTCTATTAAACGCAGACAAATTAACTATTGATGCTCAATCGGCATTAAGAAGATGTATTGAATTGTTTAGTCATTCGACAAGATTTTTTATTATAGTTGATGATAAATATAAATTATTACGACCTATATTGTCTCGTTTCTGTGAAATATTTATTCCTCAACCAATGGTAAATAATAAAGAAGTAAATTTACATCAATATAATTTAGATAAAACATTCTCTATAATAAAATTAAATAAGCAAAAAAAAAATAAATTCAAAGGCGATTTTGAAAAAATAAACAAAAAAGATATTCATTCTATAAGTGAAAATTTATATGAAAAAGGGTATTCTGCTTTAGATATAATAGAATACATTAAAGATTTAGATATAGACACATTAAAAAAATATGAATATTTGGTTTATATTCAGAAAATTAAGAAAGAATTTAGAGAAGAGAAACTATTAATGTCTTCTATACTTCATTTTTTATTAAAGCGTTCGGATTATACTTTAGAAAATATTTCGTTTATGTAAATGGATGATTATTCTATAACCAGTCTCCAAGAGTCAAGAAATGAATGGTGTGCGCGCCTAATTAACATTCTGACACCATTAGTAATTGAAGGATTTAGATCGATTTTTGATGAATCTTGGAAATTATGTGATGAAAATGATGAATTAGAGAAATATCTAATGACTTTTCAAAATTTTTTAGCTAGAGTTCCAAAGTGGAATCCTAATATTGTAACAGAAGAAACAAATAGAATTGTAGAAAAAAGTAATTGTGGATATTTAACTGATTTAATTAGCTGTGTTCATATTATTCAGTTGAAAAGTCTAACTTGTATGCGTGTAGGAAATCAACAAAAGAAAATTGATATTAGTGTTCCTTCTTTAGAAAATTTTATTCATAAAGTATACATTAACACAGCAAGAAAGATGTATACAAATATATATTTGTTTGAAAAAAATATAACTCCTTTACAAATTCAAAAACATAACAGAGAATTAGAAGTAATTGTGAGAGAACAAATTTTAAATTCTATTCGTGATAATATTCCAGTAGAAGATATATTAAAAGTATATCTTGATGAAACAGTTGAATATGATGTTCAAGTTGAAGAAACTGAAGAAATTATTTCGACAGAACCTGTAGAAGAAAAAGAAGTTGAATCACAAAATGTAGATGATGTTACTGTGGATTCTAGTAATGTTATAGATGAAACTCCTCTAGAGATAGCTCCTTTAGAAAATGAAAGCGAATACGATAAAAAAGACTCAATTAAATTTGATGATGTTGATAGAGCAGTAGATTTAGATAATAAAATAGAAGAAATTATTGCTCCAAAAACAGAAGAACGATTAGAACAAATTAGTAATGAGAGAAATGAAGCAAGAAAATTAGAAGAGATGGAAGATGATGACGATGATGATAAAATAACCATTGGAGAAAAAATCAAGTTAACTGAATTGGATGTTCATGATTTAGAAAAACCAAAAGAACTCAATAAGGTTCCTCTTGGATTAGAAGAGATTGAGATATTAACATAATTCGTTAAAAGTATAGTAACTTTATTTATGTTTAATGTAAATGCAGGAAGTTTTTATTTATGCTTTAGCCATATGTACTGTGTTCTTTTTGTATAAATTTTTAGAGATGAAGTTTGTTCCAGAAGATGAAAAGAAACCATTAAAAGATGTCGTAAAAGAAACACTAGTCGTATATTTTACTTCAGTTATCGGAATTTATTTGTATTCTCAATTTGATATTCCATCTAAATCAACGGGGAGTTCAAAAACCACATTGGCTTTTGTTGATAATCCAACATTTTAAATAATTTTTATATAATTTATGTTATATAAAAATTCCAATTATACTAATACAGGATACTTATCTATATTCATAACTGTTTTAGATTTGTTAATTTTCTTTTTTGTTACGATAAAATCTTTAAATATTTGATTTTCTAATTGATTTGAAGGAACCGCTTTATGAATAGTTCTAGCTATCATTTTATACAATTTAAATTCAGGATATCGTTCCTCTCCACTTGTTTTATATAGTATATTTCTTCCTTTATCGTCTATTAGCCAAGAATTTATCAATGATGCTATTTTATTCTTTTTAATAATGATTTCTGCTTCAAACAGGTCTTCAATAAAATGATCATATAAACAACATGCTAGTCTACATAAATCAAAACTAGGATTTGGTTCCAATCGAGGTTTTTTGTCATCCAAATATGGTTCACAATTATATTGAGAAGCAGCATCACCTTTTTGGTGAAAGCTATCACTACACATTGTTTGTCCATTAAATTTATAAATAGCTCTTCCAAAATCGATTAATTTATAAATCTTTCCATAAGTGGGAACCTTATAATAAATTCCATTAAAACAATAATATAAAAATTGTTTTTCAGTGGTAATATACATAATATTATTCGTATGTAAATCATTATGTGTAAATGAAAAAGTTTTCTGAAATGTTGATAGACTAATAATTATTTGGAATAAACAAGAAATCCATTCTTTGTTGTTTAATAAATCATTTTCCATTAAATAATCCAATGTATTATCACATTTCTCCAAAGAAATCATTTGAATAGGGAAATCATATAATGAACACATTACATCATGTTCTTCCCCATCATCGCTATCCGAATCCTCATTATCATCAGAACATTCTGAACCACAATCACTGTTAATTTCATCCATTGTATTTGACGATTTTGAACTACATGATGATTCTGAATCGGAATCATTAGATTTTTTTAATGAATAATTATAAATACATACTTCACTTAAATCATAAATTTGTGTATTAGTATCATCTGAACTAGTAAAAATTTTAAAGTCGTCATTATTAAATGAATCAATTTGTATTTTGTCTATTTTATCATTAATAATAATTTTTTTTTTATTTGTTCTAGAATTGATATTGAAAAACTCGCTATAATCATCAGTTTCTAGATTAAAAAATACATTTCTATTACTATGAAAATAATCACAATCATTAAGATATTCAAGGTCATCTACAATATTATATAAAAATTTTTCTTGTTTCCCTATAAAGGCACCGTAATAATCAATACTATTTATAAAATTATTTTGATGAAGTAGTTGACTAGATAAATATGTAAAAAATGCGTCTACATAAGCACTATTATTTTTATCTAATAGTTTAGGAAATTTGTTATTTGAATTATATATTGGTAATTCAATCGGTATATTTGCCGATAAATCATATTTACCAGTTAAAAATTTTAATGGATCAAGTAGTGGCGAGAATTTACAAAATATCTCTCGATGTAAGATATTATTTGAATTGTCGGATACATTTACATTTAATGTATTTTTTGTTAAAGTATTGTTAACTTTATTAAGATAATACTTTTGATTCAAATTTATACTATTGAAATTGGTTGGATTAAGTGAAAAAAATTTTTCATATAATGGCACATAATTCTGTAGGTTATTAAGGCCTAATTGAGATTCTTCTAAATCATGAAATAAATCATTATTTTTTGTTTTCCGATAATATAAAGAAAAGTCCATTCTTTATAATTCTTATTATAAATATAAAACTTAATTCTAACTTATTTTTTTCGTATTTCATTAATTATTTTTTTCTTATTAAATCATAATTATGAGTTTAGACTTGAAAAAATTTGATATGAAGAATATTAGTTTCCGTCCTGACGAAAATAAAGGTCCAGTTGTAGTATTAATTGGTAGAAGAGATACTGGAAAGAGTTTTCTTGTAAGAGATTTATTATATTATCATCAAGATATTCCTATTGGAACAGTTATATCAGGAACTGAAGCAGGTAACGGTTTTTTTGCTGCTCATGTTCCAAAATTATTTATTCACGATGAATACCATACTGCCATTATAGAAAATATACTTAAGCGACAAAAAACAGTAATGAAACAAATAAAAAAAGAGATGGAGGCATATAAAAGAACTAGTATTGATCCAAGAGCATTTGTTATTTTAGACGATTGTTTATATGATAATAAATGGACAAAAGATAAGATGATGAGATTATTATTTATGAATGGTAGACATTGGAAAATTATGTTAATAATTACAATGCAATATCCATTAGGTATTCCTCCAAATTTAAGAACAAATATTGATTATGTATTTATACTTCGTGAACCATATA